ATTCATGGGCTTTTGTACATCTATCAGTTACGGATTCAGGCATAGGATTAGGCTTATGCCAAATAATATCTTGACGTAAATTCCAACCAAATTCTTGTAATGCAAAAGCCAAACGCCAAGGCATACCTAATAAATTTTTAGGTCTATATCCATCAACTTTCCAAGTTCCCAAAACATTTCCTGTAACAGAGCCTTTATTTGCACTTTGAACTTTGCTACCTGCGCCTCTGCCACCAGCCGAATAAGTATCCCCAAGATTTACCCAAAGAGTTCCATCCTCTTCAAGGACATCCCAAACACAAGCAAAAACTTCTACAAGAGCATCTATAAATTGTTGTGGCGATTCTTCCGCCCCAATTTGACCATCAACCCCATAATCTCTAAGACCATAATAAGGTGGACTTGTGATGCAAGTCTGAACTTTAATTCCTTCCTTTGCCATAATTCTCATAGAATCACGACAATCCCCAAAAAATACTTTATTCATCACTTTCCCTTTCTATCCCTAAATTCTTGAACAAACTTCCTCATTTCCTGATAACTGTTAAACCTAGCCCTTGTTGGGTCACCACCACATTCAATCCTATAAGCAGCTTCAATCTGAGCATCTGTACCCAATGGAAGCATCTTTTCTTCAGGAGCTTGCTCAATTACCACCTCATCCAGCCAATGTTGACCTTTTAACCAGCGTTCAGGATCTTTACGAAACTTGTTATCAGGCTTGGCTTTTTTGTCTAAAGAAGCCTTTTCAACAATTTTTTGTAATAAATCGTCTTTGAAGGCTATTTTTGACCATGCCTTTAATGAATTTGGTTTGCCTACTTTTTTATCATAAGCATCCCAAAATAAATCAAAGCCGATAGGCATAGGTTTTATATTAGAAGATGAAGATGAAGATGAAGATGAAGGGGTTATAATTTGTTTAACCTCTAAGTTAACCTTATGCTTAACCTTAAGATTAGGGTTTCCACCAAGCTTACCGCCCTCAGCCCTTTTGTTTCTAAGCACTTCATCCCTAATCATTCGCTTTGAATAAATAGAACCACCAGAATCAATTTCATAAACACCAGCATCATTTAATTCGTGCAAATAACCTTGAACTTCATCTAAGGTTAGACCAACCATTCTAGCAAGGTTTTGAGGAAGGATAACCTTATTGTTAACCTTTAAATAACCATAAGGAGAACCTTCGTGCATATAGCAAATCATATCAATCCATAATCCACGAGCTGCTACAGAGCAAGTCCTTAATGCTGTATCTCTTAGCCAATCGCTTGGATAAAACTGAAAAGATGGTCTTTTCATTTTGTTTTTCTTCCTTTGTGATGCGTATTAAATAATGGTCTTAATCTATAAATAAGGCGAACTTCACGCATAGCCCATTCACCTAATTTTTTAGTAGCCCTAAATTTGACTGTTATCACAGTTGAATTAGGAATATCTTGCCAAGGCGTATGTATATTTTTTGCATATCCATAACGAAAAGAATGACCTGAAAATCTATTTTTTAAATTATTGGTTGATCCGATATAAACCAAAGCATTATCAAAATAAACCGCATAAACACCTGGTATGTAAGGCATCTTTTCTTTGTTATTCATCAAATCGTAAGATTCCCAAACCATTTTTAACCCTTTGCGAAAATGTCAGGTCTTAGCATTTCTCTAGTAATTCGACCATTTGACAGCTCCTCAATTCTTCTAACGTGCTTAATTGGAATGTTTGTTCTAGATTTCCACTGATAAATTGCTGTTTCCCTTATGCCTAAAAGGATAGCCAGCTTGTAAAGCGTTCCAAATTCCGTCTTTAATTCAAGAAAAATATCCATAAAATCTCCTTTGTTGGGCTATATTACCACATATTACCACTCAAAATACTAGGGAAAGTACTAATAAAATATTTTATTAAAAGTGTTGTTAAGTGGTTTTTATGGTATAGTGGAGTCTAGTTCAACAAGTGATGAAGGGAAGTAAAAATGAAATCTAAATTTATTGAGTTGGCAATTTTAATAGCAACTGGCATAGTTCTTGGCGCAATGGTTGGTTATGCAATCTTGGGAGGCTTTTAATTATGTCAAAACTTGAATCCTACTATGAAGCACCATACGATGACCAGACTTCTGAAGAACAAGAATGGGAAATTGCAGAACTTATGAAAGATGAGTTTAATCCTTGTAAATGGGGCAATTTTAATGAAGCCTTTTCTGCTACTCAAGATGCTGAAGTTATATCCCAAATAGAAGAAATGCTTGAAAAACGCGATTTTGAAGCATTAGGTCGTAAATTGTGGAATTTGTCTTATGAATACAATGAATACTACGCAACTCGTATGATTACTCAACAATACTAAGGAATAAGTGATGACTAAATTTTTAGAACTACGCAAGATTAATGTAAATGAACACACAGACCGCAAAGGTAAATTTACATATTTAAGTTGGGCATGGGCCGTGGACCAGCTATTGCAACAAGACCCACAAGCAACTTGGACTTATGGCGAACCTGTTTATTTTGCCGAATCCTTAATGGTTTTTTGCTCAGTAACCGCTTTTGGCAAAACAATGACTTGTCAGATGCCGGTAATCAATAATCAAAACAAAGCTATTGCTAACCCTAATGCAATGGATGTAAATACGGCCATGATGCGTTGTTTGGTTAAAACAATCTCATTATTTGGACTTGGGCTTTATATCTATGCTGGTGAGGATATTCCTGAAGAAGATAACGTAGATTTGACCAAAGAAGCTCAGGAATGGGTTGAAAGCATAAGTCAATGTGCAAGCATGGAAGAACTTAAAAACGCTTACAGTAGCGCTTATAAAGCCTTACAAAGCGATAAAAACTCTGTAGCGTTAATCAGTAAAGCTAAAGATGTCAAAAAAGGGGAATTAGCATGAACGCAAATAACCAATTATTGTTTACTGCTTGCGCCACTTGCGGTCAAAGAGTTACAGGCGATTCTATTCACACTTGCTCGCCACAGCTAAAGACATTAACAAATGCTGTAGTAAACGAATTGTGGGCAGAATCACAGGAAGATGGTATTGCTATGCAACAAGGTTTTACTACACAACAACATTATTTTGCTTATCTAATACTAAGAAAGGCATCCAAATGAACCAAGAATTTTTAAAACAGTTATTTGATTACAAAGATGGCAAGTTACATTGGAAAGAAAGCCCAAGTCGTAATGTAAAGGCTGGTGATGTTGCTGGGCATTTTGGTAATCGTAGGTATGCCCAAATCCGCATTAACGGCAAATACTATTTAAAACATAGGCTTGTGTATATGTACCATCATGGGCATTTACCGCCTGAACCATTGGTGATTGACCATATAAACCGCAATAGGTTTGATAACAACATTGAAAATCTTAGGGCAGTTACAAAGTCAGAAAATCAGCGTAACAATAAATTTAAGGCACAAGAAAATGAACGCTACTGAATTGGCTTTTTTGTTGGACAAATCAAGAAAAGAATCTTATACATCGGAAAATTTGGTTGGTAAAGCTGCCACCATGCTTCGTCAGCAACAAGCTGAAATAGAAGTGTTGAAAGATAAGCTAATGCTTGCTAAACAATCATTAGAAATAATTAAAGGATATGTTAAATGACCACATTTACTACTGAAGATAGAATTTCAGCAACTATTGAGCAAGGTAGCGATGCCTGGTTGCAGTTGCGTTTAGGAAAAGTTACAGCCTCAAGAGTGGCAGACGTGTTTGCAAAAACAAAAACAGGAACATCTGCAAGTCGTGGCAACTATCTTATTGAATTAGCTATCCAACGTGTTACAGGGGCTATAGAAGAATCTTACTCTAATTCATTCATGCAATGGGGTACAGAAACAGAACCGCAAGCTAGAGTGGCTTATGAGGTTTCTACAGGCAATTTTGTAGACCAAGTTCCGTTTGTAGAACATCCAAGCATTAAATGGTTTGGTTGCAGTCCAGATGGCTTAGTAGGAAAAGGTCTTATTGAGATTAAATGCCCTAATTCTGCTACGCATTGGGCTACTATTAAATCAGGCGAGCCACAAAGTAAATACATTATTCAAATGCAAAGCCAGATGGCCTGTACTGGAGCAGAATGGTGCGATTTTGTTTCTTACGACCCAAGGATGCCTGAACGTAGCAAATTGTTTATTAAACGCATTAATAGGGATAACGCCTATATTGCAGAAATAGAGTCGGAAATACAGAAGTTCTTGAATGAAGTAGAAATTGAAGTTAATCTAATGCGAGGGATGTAATCATGGGTATTGAATATTATGTAAAAGCAGCAGTTTCAGAGTATGTAGACCAAGCTGGAGTAACAAAAAAACGCTATCAAACTATTGGTATTGTTACTAAAACCAAAAAAGGTGATTTAATGATGAAATTGGAAATGTTGCCATTTTTAGGTCTTAAAGATGGTTCTTTATGGTGTTATTTAAATGTACCTGAAGATAAAGACGATGCCAAGCCATCTTATAAACCAGCAACAGGTTTAGCTGACCTTGAATCTGATATTCCCTTTTAATTATGAAAAAACCTAATCTTTTTAAGTTATACAAACCAGTTCGTCATCCTATGCAACATCGAATTGACGAGTTTAGACTTTTAAAATCATTAGTTACAGGAAAAAGATATGAATGAATATTTATGGACTGCATCTGGTACAGACATTACTATTCGATGGAGAAAACATGGATGGACTCCTCCTTCGGAAATTCAAGGTTATAAAGACAAGTGGCGATATTATCAAAATTTGCCTTTACGAAACTTAGATGATGTTGCTAAAGTAGAGTACGAAAATGTACTTAAACGAAATAAAATTGTAAGGATAAAGTGATGAAAACAGTAACCAATGAACCAATTATTATTAATAAAGCTTTTTATGAAATAACTGTTGAGCTAGTGGATGGTTCTAATGATTGTAATGGTGGTAGAAAAAAAGTTTATATGCAAGTAATAGAACCTCATATTTCCACTTTAAGAAACATAATCAAAGCTGCAAACCATATTATTGAGGAAGAATAATGGCAACTAAAAAACTAACAGTAAAAGAACCAGCTATTCGAGAAAAGTCTGGAAAAGTCATTGTGGCTAAGTCAAAAGCTTATAGCCATGATGAACTTAAAAAGATGGCTGGCAAAGAGGCCAAAGGTGCAAAGCATGAGTTTGAGCTTTCTAATGGCCGTATTGTAACTAGAAAAGTGGCTGCTAAAGTAGCTGAAAAAGCTGGTGAAGTACCTAAATCAGTAGGCAAAAAGTTACATTCTCACGATTTGCGTAGAGCTGCCGGCATTGTAAAAAAGAAAATGTAATATGTTTACAAAAGAATATTTACATGAAATTTTTAAATATGAGGATGGCAACTTGTATTGGAAAATTGATGTTGCTAAAAATGTAAAGGCTGGTTCAATTTGTAAGTATATTGATTCTAGAGGTTACAAAAAAGTAAAAATTAATAGAAAAAGTTATGCACAAAGTAGGGTAGTTTTTATGATGCATTATGGTTTTTTGCCAAAAGAAATTGACCATATAAATTGCATTAGAACAGATAATAGAATAGAAAACTTACGACCAGCATCAACTATTGAAAATGGACAAAACAAAAAAATTCAAAAAAATAATAAATCAGGTTTTAAAAATGTACATTGGTGCAAAACCCATAAAAAATGGGTTGTTACTATTAAAGTAAATAAAAAAACTATTTCTATTGGTAATTTTAAAGATGTTGAATTAGCTGATTTAGTGGCACAAGAAGCTAGAAACAAATATCACAAAAGTTTTGCTAATCATGGATGATATAGCCATGATTTTTGTAATAATTGTCATGGTTTTGTTTATTTTAGCCATTTACTTGATTGTTAAAAATGATTAATTTATTTGATTTGCTTGAAGGATTTTTTTGCATAACAGGTAT